GCGAAGGCGGATCAATTAACTCCGCAATAGCCGCAGCCATGCAAGGGGCTGGTGGCGAGACAGGCGGTGGCGAGACAGGCGGTGGCGAGACAACACCTACTGAACCAGTGCCAGCACCCAATTACACGATTCCAACCAGTTATACCCCTTATACGGACTATTCAAACCCGTACGGATCGGTGAGTCCTTATGATATTATGGGTCCAGAGCAGTTTGGAGGCACAACACCTTTTAGTGGCGGAACGACCACAGGAGTAGCCACAGGGAGTGGAATAAGCGGACTACCTTTGGGAGACCCTCTAACTTATAACTATGCTATCCCTGTAGAAGCGCAGGCAGGACTTTACCCAACGGGGACAAACATTTCTTGGGACGATTTTTTAAACTACGGTAGAGCGGTTTCCCCAGAAGACAAAGCGTCTTGGGAAGCTTGGAAACAGTCCACTAATACTTAATAAGGAGACAAAACCATTGACACCATAGATTTTGCTTATAAACTATTGAAAATAGTTGAAGAAAAACAAGAACGAGTTCAACAGATGATGCTTAGTGGCGAGGTAAAAGACTGGGAGCATTATCGCAACTTGACCGGACAGACAGAAGCATTGGCTTATATGCGGTCCGAGATAAACACGTTACTGGATAAACAAGGAGATTAAACCTGTGAGTGACGCAACTTCCGCCCTTGAACAGAAATGGGCGCAGGAGGAGGCTAGTAAGTCTCCCTTAGAAAAAGCCTACGAAAAAGTTGGCAGCAAGAAGACGGATAAGGAAAAACTTAATCCGGAAAAACTTTCTTCTGATCTATTAGACCAACTTCCAGATCCCACCGGTTGGCGCATTCTCATTCTCCCTTATCGTGGACAAGGCCAAACAGATGGCGGTATATACCTGACAGAAAAAACAGTAGAGCGTCAACAAATAGCCACGGTCCTCGGTTATGTGTTAAAAACAGGTGAGCTCGCTTATCAAGATGAACATAAGTTTCCAACAGGTCCTTGGTGTAAAGCCGGGGATTGGGTTTTGTTCGGTCGATATGCTGGTTCCCGCTTTGATATAGAAGGCGGTGAAGTCAAAATATTGAACGACGACGAAATCATTGCGAAAGTAAACGACCCAGAAGCAATTCTGCATAATTATTAACATGAGGAAGAAATCATGCCAGCACAAGAACTGACTAAAACTGACGAAGAAAAAATGGTGGACCTAGACGTTTCCGGTCCTGCCGTTGATGTCGAACTACCCCAAGAAGGCGCCGTAATCACGGAGGTCGAACAAGAGGAGCCTGCTCAAGAAAAAGAACAAGCCCCCGAAGTAGTTGTTAAAGAGGTAGAGCAAGAACAGACCGATGAGCTTGAAAACTACAGCAAGAACGTTAAGACCCGAATCAATAAGCTCACGGCTAAATTAAGAGAAGCCGAGCGCAGAGAAAAGGCGGCCACGGACTACGCGGAAAACGTAAAAAAAGAAAACCAAACGTTAAAAACAAAGAACACCGCTCTTGACGGAAACTATATTATAGAATACGCCAATAGAATTACTACGGAGACAGCGGCAGCGAAGTCGGAGCTAAGACAGGCCACTGAAAATGATGAAGTAGATAAGCAAGTAGAAGCCCAACAAAAATTGGCGCGTTTAGCCGTGGAGGCACAAAACCTCAAGGCTCTGAACGACAGAAGAAAAAGCCAAGCGAGCACCCCTGCTGAAGCACAACAACAAAATGAACTGAAGTTTTCTCCGCCGCAAACTCCAACCACACCTCCCGAGCCCCCTGATCCAAAGGCAGAGGCTTGGGCATCAAAAAACAAGTGGTTTGGCAAAGATGCCGCTATGACCATGACCAGTTTTGTTCATCACCGCCAACTAACAGAGGAAGAAGGGTTTGACGGGACAGAAGATCAGTATTATGATGAGATAGATAAAAGAATGAGAGAAGAGTTTCCACATAAGTTTGGTGAAGAGACACCTTCTCTTGAAACTATTAACCGTCCCGCCCAAACGGTGGCTTCTGCGACACGCAGTCCAAAAAGAGGGCGCGGCAAAAACACTGTGAGACTCACACCGTCACAGGTTGCTATTGCTAAAAAATTAGGTGTGCCACTAGAAGAGTACGCAAAATACGCGAAGGAGTAATATATGGCTAAGTCCAGTAACAACGTAAAAGAAACAACTCGAGCTTCGCGCGAGGCCGATACTAGAGAAAAACAATCTCGACGTAAACCTTGGTCTCCCCCATCCGCATTGGATGCACCCCCACCCCCTGAAGGCTATCGACATAGATGGGTAAGAACAGAGGTCCGCGGACAAGCCGACACAAAAAACATGTCAGCAAGACTCCGTGAAGGATACGAACCTGTGAGAGCAGACGAATATCCGGACTTTGAAGCTCCCACCATTGAAGATGGTAAACACGCAGGATGTATTGGGGTAGGAGGGCTGATATTAGCTCGTATACCTGAAGAAACCGTAAAAGAACGGCAACACCATTTCGATTCAAGAACTGAAGGACAAATGGACGCTGTTGATAACGACTACTTTAGAGACGGCTCGCACCCCTCCATGTCGGTTTCAAAACCAAATCGACAAACTCGTGTAACTTTGGGCGGTAAGAGAGCAGTTGACGACAACTAATCTTTTATCGGTAAATATAATTCATCGTTATTTAGGAGACTAAATAAATGGCTAACGTAGATAAAGCCTTCGGGCTTCGTCCGTACAAAGGTCTTAATGTTGGTTCGGCTGTACAAGAAGCAAACAAATACAACATTTCTCCCTCTGGATACGACACAAACATCTTTCAAGGTGATTTAGTTATATTCGCAGGTGGTTATATCAACAGGGCAGCAGCTAGTTCTGCTAACCTTGTTGGCGTATTTTCACATTGCTACTATGTTGCATCTGACGGCACCCCGACCTTTAAGAATTATTACCCAGCGGATACGACTGCACTCGGAAGTGGCGCCATAGAAGCATATATCTATGACGACCCTAACCAAATGTTTGTAATACAAGCAGATGGTGCCTCAGCAGTAACTTGTGTAGGCAGAAATGCAGACACAGACGGTATTGGCGGTAGTACAACAACGGGCGTAAGCACTCGGGAGCTTGATTCAAGCACAATAAACACCACTCAAGGGCTTCAGCTCAAGATTATGGGTGCGGTTCAAGATGATATTAACGGGGATCTCACAGCGAATAATGCAAATTTGGTTGTAATAATCAATGAGCACGCTTACAGAGGTCCTGTAGCTGGAACATAAGGAGTAAATAATGGCTATAAGTAGAGCGCAACTCGTAAAAGAATTGCTACCTGGCTTGAATGCTCTCTTTGGACTAGAGTACAGTCGCTATGACCAAGAACATGAAGCAATTTATGATACTGAGTCTAGTGACCGAGCTTTTGAAGAAGAGGTTATGCTCACTGGTTTCGATACAGCACCTGTTAAATCAGAAGGAGCCGGAGTTGCATTCGATCAAGCACAAGAAGCCTTTACGTCTAGGTACACCCATGAAACGATTGCATTGGCGTTTTCAATTACTGAAGAAGCTATCGAGGATAATCTTTATGACAAATTGTCAGCAAGATACACTCGTGCGCTTGCTAGAAGTATGAGTAACACCAAGCAAGTAAAAGCAGCCTCTGTCCTGAATAGAGCGTTCAATTCAAGTTATCCAGGCGGCGACACGAAAGAACTTTGCGCAACAGACCATCCAACTGTGGGTGGCGCTAATTTGCGTAATGAGCTTTCAACGTCTGCTGACCTTAATGAGACTTCATTAGAACAAGCACTAATCGACATTGCGGCCTTTACTGATGAGCGGGGACTAAAAGTTGCTCTCCAAGGAATGAGACTAATTCTTCCTAAAGAGCTTCAATTCACCGCTGATCGTTTGATGGAATCACAAGGACGTGTGGGTACTTCTGATAATGATATTAACGCTATACGCAACATGGGCATGGTCCCAGAAGGCTATACCGTAAATCATTATCTTACTGATACAGATGCGTGGTTCATTAAGACTGATTGTCCGAACGGGTTCAAAATGTTTAACCGTTCACCAATCAAGACTTCAATGGAAGCGGATTTTGATACTGGTAATGTACGATACAAGGCTCGCGAAAGATATTCGTTTGGGTGGTCTGACCCCCGAGCAGTCTTTGGCAGCCCCGGAGCATAAAGCTAAATATGGAACCTCGC